ATTATTATCACTAACAGTTATTGTTGTTTCTGACAATAATCTATCATTATTAGATGATAATTCTTCTTGTGTATCTAAATTTTGTTTTATAAAATGTTCATTATTTTGTTGTTTTTGATTATGTATTTTATTTAAAATATTTTTTACATCATCAGGAACAGTAATATTATTAAATTTATCATTAGATGCAATAGGTATATTATTAGATTTAAAATTCATAATATTATTTTGTTGAATTTTTAATTCATTAATATTTTTTTTATGTAGTTGTTCTTTTTTATTTAATTCAGTTTTTTGTTTTTCTATATTAATTTCTTGAGGAGACATAAATTGTGAATTTTGTTTTTTAGGATTTATAATTTTACTTAATAATCCGGGGTTTGATGTTAATAAAGTATCAAGACCTGGTAATTTTGATGCAAACGATTTTGAAAAATGAAATGCAGATGCAGATGCGATTATTAAAAATAATAATTTAATTTCAGGAGCCATTTTTCTTCCAGTACCTTTATATTTTTCATAAATTTCTTCTAAAACATCTTCCCAACTATCAACTTCAACAGACATATGTTCTCCCCATCCAGATAAATGAAAATCAAATGGGTCATATTTATCATTTAAAAATTCTATTACTGATACAGCTTGTAATAAACCATTTTTAAATATTTTAACACCATTTCTTTTATCTACAAAACTTTTTAATAAATCATATTCGTATTGCATTTCTTCTATTGAACTATTAAAATCATATTCTTTTGATAAATTAAATCCTTTAGTTTTAATTTCACATAATTTTCTTAATAATTCTATTTTTTTCATTCTAATATCTTGTGGTGATAAAACGGGTTCTGTATTTAAATTATATTCATTATTTATATTATATTCGCTATGTTGATATTTTATTTTTTCAGAATGTAAATTATTATTATTTTCATTATTATTTTTATTAATATTTGATTTATTATAAGGTTCTTGCTGATTTTTAGATGAATTATGTATATTATTATTCATTGGCGGAATAATAATTTTTTCAAAAATTGGTTTTGATTCAGTTATATTTTTAAAATTTTCAGATTTTATTTTAGAACTATTAGATTTAGAACTAATAGATTTAGAACTATTAGATTTAGAACTAATTGATGATTTATTATTTTCAGTATTAATTATATTATTATAGTTTGAAGATTCAGATGTTACATCTTTTGGAATAATTTTAGTTGGATTTGCAAGCATATTATAATAAAAATCTGTATCAGTAGTTAATTTTTTATTATCTAATATATTTTCACCTTTAGCATTTTGATATAATATATTATTATTTGTAATTGAAGTTTCAGAATCTGACATTATATTTAATAAGAATCTTTTCTTTAATTTTTAACGCACCTATTAAATATATAATATATATATATATATTTAAAAGATATATAATTATATATTATATATAAATGACTAATATTGATTATTTAACTGAAGATAATTTTATACCATTAGATCAAAAATATGTATGTATATCATTTTTAACTGATAAAGATAATAAAACAACATTATCAGGTATTAAAATTAGAGGTGTTTTTTCAACATATGAATTAGCATGCGAACATGCAAAAAAAGTTCAATCAATTGATCCTTATTTTAATGTTTTTGTAGGTGATACTGGTAAATGGTTACCATTTGATCCAAATCCAGATTCAGATGCTGTAAATTCAGAATATGCTAATGAACAGTTAAATAATTTAATGAAAGGATATTTAGAAAATCAAGAAAAAGCTAAAGTTTTTCATGAACAACGGAAAACAGAATTAATGAGAAAAAATATTTTAGAAAATTTAGATTCAAAACAAAATGATATTTTAGAAGTAAAAGAACAAATTAATAATAATAAAGAAAATAATAATGATGATTTAACTAATAAATTAAACGTATTAGAAGAACAACTTGACAAAATGAATTCAAAAAAAAAAGAATTAGATATTGAATTAGAACATTTAAATAAAAATCTAAAAAAGTTTGATAAAGAACCAAGTCCTCCTAAAATAATTACATATGATTAATTTTTAATTTTTTCTACTAAAATTTTAACTGAATTTTTTTTACAATTAAGTGAATTTGAGTTAAATAATTCAATTTTATTATCCCAATTTGAATCATATTTATTATTATGAAATTTATGAAATTTTTTAGAACCTACTTTAAAGGTAGGAGTAATTTTAGCTTTATACCAAAAAACTTTATCAGTAATATTTTTACTATGAACTCTATTATTAATAACCATAATACCATAATTATCAGTAATATCACTAAAAACTTGTCTAAAAATATCAAAAGTAGGAAACATTCCTGCATAATGTTCATATAATCTTTTTTGATTAGAAAAAGTATCTTCAGCTAATAAAAAAACATAATCAAAATTAGATCTCATTTCAGGAGGAATACCAACAGAATATTGCATTGTTAAAATAAATGATATATGATGATGTCTTCCATTAAAAAATAATTCTAATATATTTGGATCTTTTAACCAAGTACCTTTAGAACTCATACAATCATCCATAATTAACATTAATGAATCATCTTTTATAACTTTATTTTGTTCAATTCTTTTTTTATTATCATCATTCATTTTAGATTGTCTCTGATATATTCTAGATAATATATCACTAGAATATTCTGAATATATATATGAATCAGGTATAAATTCAGAATAAAAATTATTAAGTTTTTCAGTTCTACTTATAGCAATAGCTGTAGCAATATTTCTTTTTAAAAACATAATTTCTCTAGTTAAAAAAGATTTACCAGTTGCTCTTTTTGCAATCATAGCTATTGTACAATGATCAGCCATATCATTAATATTAAATTTTTTAATTTGTAGTTTAGTTGCACCATATCCAACTTCTTTAACTGTCATTTATATTAATTTATTATAAATAGATTTTATTTTAATTTATAATAAATTAAAAATTAGGCATTTCTGTATATACTAATTGATTATTAGTATAATTTTTTTTATTAAAAATCATAAATGGATTAAAATAACATTTATCATTATATAAATTATTTTGATTTTGTAAATAATAAATTATTAATCCTATAATTGAACTTATTAAAATAGGTAGTTTATATTTATCATATATGGATGTTCTAATTTTATTATTTTTTTTATCATCTATATGTTGAAACCATAATATGAATATAAAAATAGAACTAATAATTAATAATTGAAATACTATTATATTCATTAAAATAATACAGATTTTTTTTTCTGAATTATTTTATAATAATGACTTTAAAAATTATTAAAATAATAAAATATATTATAATATTTATTATTACAAGTATTTCATGTAAATATATACCATTAAATAGTTTAAATATTAAAGAAATAATGTCTATTAGTTTAATATCATCTTTAACATTTTGTATATTAGATATGTTATCTCCTAGTATTAAAATAATAAAAAAAAATGATTCATTTGAATGTAAAATATAAATTTTTAAAATTTTAAATAATTATTAAATATTTTTTTTGAATTTGAATTATTTGAATTAGAAAATACTTCAATAGTATTATTATTATGTGTATTAATTAAACTAGTATCTGATTCAGAACCTAAATCTTTATTTAAAATTTGTTTTATTTTAGTATCAATATCATTTATTTCAGGATTAATATCACTTATTTTTTTTTTTTTTAATTTTTGAATTGAACTATTAGGTGTATTTGATATATTTTCAGAATTAATTTCTTTTATATCTGTGCCATTTTTCATACTTACTGATTTATTCTGAATAGAATTATCAATTGATGTAGCGGATATATTTTCATTTAAATTAGATTTGTTAATAATTGAAGTATCTGAAATACTATTAGGTATATTTTTTATTGATTTTTTATTTTGATTAGGTTTTGAGCCATTAATAATATCTAAAATTTTAGAACCAATTGTTTTATCAGAATTATTATTACTTTTATTTAATTGATCATTATCATCATCATCATCATTATCATTAATACATAAGAAATTATTTATTTCTAAATCTTTTTTAGCTATTTTAATAATATTTCGTTTATCAATTTCACTAATAGTTTCATTAAAATTATTATTATCAATATTTTCTTCTAAATCTTCACCTAAATATATTTGTAATATATTTTTAAAATATTCTTGTAATATTTTTCTTATTGATTCTTTAATACAATCTTTTATAATAATAATACAATCTCTTTGATTTCGTTTAATTTCTATTGGTGGATATTCATGATATAATAAATATGGATTATTCCATATTTCACGTGCACATTCAATATATACCTTATGTATAAATTTATTAATTTTAATATTTTTATATAGATTAGAATCAATTTTATTTTTTTTTGATGAGTTAGGATTAAATGTTAAAACTACTAAATTAGATTTTAAAGTTGCACTAATTAAGTCAGTTAACCATTCTTTACTTTTTGTAGTCTCTATAATTCTATTTGTTTCAATATTAATTGTATTTTCATTCCATTCTGGAATTTGTTTTAAAAAATCTTGATAAATTTTTAATATATCATTAGATTCAGAAATTGTTAATGCTTTTTTATAAATTGATTGAAAACCATCATAAATTAATGGAGCTAATATATTAGATAAATGAATAGTATATTCATTTTTCGTTTCAATTAATAAATTAATCATTTATTATAATATATAATAGAAAATTATTTTTTTTATATTTAAACTTGATATTTATTTAAAAAATTTTATTTAATAATAAATCTATAATATAAATTAAGGAGATAATAAATTTCCACTTTTAGAAGATAAATTATTTAAATCTTGTTGTGTTAAACATGCACATCCACTACCATTTTGAAAATTACATGAAAAATTATTTGCAACGTAATTATTATTTGGTGTATCTGCACCTAAAAATGTAACTGGCCATTGATTTTGATGACAACAACTTTTTGAACATAATTTAGTATCAACTAAAGTAGGTGTTAATTTTTCAATTTTATTACAAATATCATTCATATTAGTCATATTACAATTATCAATAATAGGCAATATTATAAAAAAAAATATTATTATACATATACATAATATAATAATCATTATTATTATTATTTAGATTTTTATATATAATAATAATAAAAAAATCTAAATATTTTAAAA